TCAAAGCCTATTTAGTTTATCAATTACTTGTTGTTTTGCTTTTTTGGTTACGTGATTGTAAATAGACAGAGTTGTATTTGCATCAGAATGTCCTACACGCTCCATAATGGCTTTAAGAGGTACGCCTAATTCAGATAATAGCGAAACATGGCTATGTCTAAATATATGCGATGATAGATTTTTTTCTAATTCCAACTCTTCTTCTACTTTATGGAGTACAGCGTTAAATGAGTGCAGCGTAAGCGGAGTGCCACTTGTAGATATAAATATATATTGATCGGGATTGGTGGGTCTACCTGCAAGAATATTGTCAGCTATCACACTTTCAATCAATTCTTTTGCACGATTGGATAATTGTACTTCACGTTGTGAGTAAGTATTTTTTGGAGTTGTTTTTATGGCATTATCCATTTTTACAGATGTGTAATCTAAGGTCCCATTAATGGAAATTTTACCCTCTCCATAGTCCTTCATTTGCAAAGCCAGCAATTCCCCATATCTCAAACCAGTCAAATATAGAAATTCAGCTATTATGCCGTGTAGTTTTCTGCGAGGATTGGAATATAACTGTTTCAGTATTTGATCAATTTCTTCTTTCTCCAGATATTTTTTATCCATAGAAAGCTTTCTTTTTTCTTCTTCCACTTTTTTAGGATGGATTTTAACTGCTAGAGCAGGGTTTCTTTGAATGTATTTTCTATCGATTGCATAGTTTAGCATAACGGATAGAGTTGTTTTTGTTTGTTTTGTGTAATTCAGTGAAAGCTCACCAAATGTGTACATATCTTCAATTATCTTATTAATGAGTGTCTCATCAATGTTTCTAACGATTGTATCATCGCTTATGTGCTTAGAAACATGTTTCATCATCATTGGAACCTTCAAATAGCTAGTACGTTTAACATGCTGCTTATAATATTCATACCATTCTTTATACAGCTCACCAAAAGTGATATCTGATTTATTGTAATCTTCGAGTGCTTCTTTAATTTTTTTATCTAGAATTTTCTGAGCTTTTTTCCACGCTTGTGGTGAATTACTTGTAAGTGTTGTAGATTTTTTCCGTGTTTTTTCTGTATAAGGATCTACATATCTTTCAATAAACTTGAATAGCCCATCTTTGGTTTGTTCAACCCACACTTTTAACATCTCCTATCATTTGCTATAATAGGCATAACAAATAGACCTATATAGGTTTGTTTTCTAAAAGCACGCTCTTACTCTGGACGGTGGGGCGTGTTTTTTAGTGTGCTTCAAAATCTTTATTTAATATTCTATTTAAAATCACATTGAACTCTGTCGCGTCAAAATCACGCAGTAATATAATTTTTCCGGATTCTCTATACAGGTGTGTTCCATCTGAGAAGGCCTTTATACCAACTATATTAGAAAGGTTAATAACTTTCATTCCATTCTCGTTAACAAAAATTATTCTTTTATTAGTCAAAAATGGTACCCCAATAAATACATCGTTCCATTCTGTTACTTTGTTCGAATTATGTTTAATTGATCCCATTCTATAATTCAAGCCTTTAGCAATTCTAATATTAGAAGATAAGCCTGAATAATTAGTTCGAACCGTTCTAGTTTTCTGCTCTTGCCATTTGACTCTCTGTTTAGGCGTATAGTAACAAAATTCATTAGATTTTAGATTGACCCCATCAATTAATGCTGCTCTTTTGGATAAATCCTCTTTTTCAAGTTGCCTAATCATTCTATTTAGTTCTTCTTTTTGCTCTTTTTCTGCCAGTTCTTTTTCTTCTTTTTTTCTTTTTGCAATTGTTCCATCAAGGTATTCAACTGGTTTTAAACCCATAAAAATTAAAAAAATTCCAAGGGGTAAAAAAACAAGTGTGACAGGCAAAACAATGAATGACATTAGACAAGATAAAACTCCTATAATAAGTGCAAGATATTTGAGTATTGTCACAAAAAATTTTTTCAAAGATTTTCCTCCTTTGATATAATAGATTTCCCGATCTTAAAAGAGGTTAGGATAGTCCGTGTTGCGGCACGAGCTTTTTTATTTAACAAGCTCGCTTTGAACAGTGAAATGTAGAAATGTATTTTTTCTATAATCCTAATAATTCTTTTTTCTTCTTTTCAAATTCATCTGTAGTGATGATGTCCATATCAAGCAATTCTTTTAGTTCTTTCACTTTTTGGATAGGAGAAGTTAAGCTTTGATTTTGTTCAGTATGATCGTGATTTTTAGCTTCCATTTTTTTTTAACAAAGTTTACAAAGGAATTTATATCTCCAATGCTTATCCATTTCATATTTACTTTATTTCCTGAAGCATAGAAAGAGATTTTATATCCCATAGCTTTTTTAGCAAATTCAAAAGAGGAAATATTGGAATAGGGGAAAGATTCACTATCAAAACCGAAAGTTCTTTTACCAAAAAAGAAAAGTCTTTTATTCGTCGCTAAAAAATACCCCATTCTTTATTGTATCTGTACCCATGGATTTTGTTTCATACGTTCCAAATACACCTTCAACCACTTTTTCTCCGGGTTCTAGATATTCTTGAGCATATTTCAATTGCTTGGAAAATTTTTTGTTTTTTGTATCTAGTGTCATTTTAAACTCCTCATTTCTATGGTATTATTTATGATGTAGAATCTTAGAAATAAGGTTTTTGTGTCCGTGTTGCAGCACGGGCTTTTTTTAATGTATTACTGAAAACGATTTCTTTAATAATTCTTGATGTATTCATACATATTGCCTTGAGTAAGAATATTTTTTCTTAAAATAGTATTGGCAAACAGCATGACAAGTGTACCTGAGCTTATTTTGAATAGAATAATACTCCATAAATTTTTCGAGATTAAACTGAGATTCATCAGTCAGTTCGTTCTCAATATAGATATTTAATAGAATTAGAATAGCTATTTTATCTGCTTCTGTTTCAAATTTTGAGTGAAAAGTTGTAGAAGTATCGTACAAAACTGAAAATTCAAAATGAGAGGCGCTGAAATGTGCAAGTTCATGAGATAAATGAAAGGCTTCTGCAGTTTCACCGTATAGATTTTCATTCAAAAAAATGATTCTGGGTTTTGGATAGTAGAAACCAGGCTCTTTCATTTCCATATAAACTACTTTCAAATTGTATTCGCTCAACATTTCTTTCAATTTCAAATACATATAAACCATCACTCCAACTATTTGTTTTCTTCTAAAGCTTTAGCAATTGCAATCGCTTTACGCATTGTCTCCTTAGATATTTCTTTTCCGTCAAAAGAGAATACAGTATCGTCTTCTGACAAATCCACATGTTTAGGGGTCTCTTTTTCTTCTCTACCTAGAAGGTAGTCTACAGAGACATCGAAATAGTCAGCTACCTTTTGTAAATCTCTTGCTTTAGGTTCTGTTGTTTTCCATCGATAGAAAAGATTTTCGCTAAATCCTAATTCTAAAGCGACTTCTTTCATGCTTTTATCTCTTTGGTTAGCTAATGATTTTATCCTTTCAAACAGTGTCATAATAATGTTCTCCAATCCTAAACAAATAAAAGTATACAAAATGTAAATTATACTGTTGACATAAGTATAAGTTTGTATTATTATTTGTTTGTAAGTTAATTTGATAGAAAAAAGCAAACTAAAAACACACCTTATAGCATTAAGTTTGGCGACCGATTGCATAATAAATGGTTTGTTGTAGGCTTATTTAACTATGTTTATATAGTATACGATTGTATACTGTTAGTCAATAGTTTTAAACGTTTTTTCTATCATTTTAACTTACAAATATATATATAAGGGAAGTGAATAGATGTCAAACCTAGATAATGGACGTGCTGCAATTAAAAATTTTATGCGAGAAAACGGAGTAACTATGGAAGATTTAGCTACTGCATATGGATATACGCGTGTTCGAATGCAGCAAATTATTGATGGCCATTGGAGTGGGCCGAAAGCTAATAAAACTATCTTAGAAATCATTCGCGATTATCGAATTCGGTAGGAGGGGAAACAAAATGAAAGAACTAATCAAAGTAACAACAAACGAGAACAATGAGCAATTGGTAAGAGGTAGAGAGTTGCATGAATTTTTAGAAGTAAAGGACAATTACACAGATTGGTTTAAGCGGATGATAACTTATGGATTTGATGAAAATGTTGATTTTATAGGTTTATCGGAAAAATCCGATAAACTTGGAGGACGCCCACGTATTGATCACGCAATGAAACTCGATATGGCAAAAGAAATTTCAATGATTCAACGAACAGAGAAAGGTAAACAAGCTCGTCAATATTTTATTCAAGTAGAAAAAGAATATAAACAACAGTTACTTGATACTTCGAATTTGAGTCCAGAACTTCAAATGTTTCAAGGAATATTCACTGCAGTAGCTAAACAAGAAATTGCTACAAAGCAATTGGAAGCGAAAATAGATAGCGTATCAGAAATTATAGCGCTAAATACTCTCGATTGGCGTAAAAATGCAAACTCATTGATAAATCAAGTTGCTCGCGTGCAAGGTGGTGGCGGTGCCCATAGAACTGTCCGCAATGAAATTTATAAGGAAGTTGAACGACGAGCTGGAGCTAATCTTTCTCAACGTGTGACAAATAAACGCCGCAGAATGGCAGATGAAGGAGTTTGTAAATCAAAGCGTGACAAACTTAATCAGGTAGATGTGATAGCTGATGATAAAAAACTAGTCGAAATCTATTTATCTGTAGTAAAAGATTACGCAATTAAACATCGAGTATGGAACGATAATTTTTAGGAGGGATAATAAGTGAAAAAACCAACACTCTCAGAGCTGATAGAAGCTGCTGAGAAGGCAGTAAAACCAGACGACTGGTACCGACAAAGTTTAATCTTGGAGAAGTTCCACGGCATGTCAAAAACTACTTTAGTTGAATACTGCAAGGAAATGGAAACAATTCCTGAATTTTCAGAAGGAATTGTTCGTCCAGGACATTCAACCACATTTATTCATTACCATACTTTTATTTGGTTTTTAAAATGGAAAGACGCAAATAAATATCGTGTAAAAATATTATCTCCTTCAGATATTTTGAAGGAAGCAAGTTGATTATTTTCAGAGTAAAAAGTAAACAAAAATATTAGGAGGAAAATTTGATGAAGATTACAGTACCAGATGAATTGATAGCAGATGAGTTGACAGAACAAATAGTAAGAAAGGTTTTAGATGCACTTGATGAACGACTGAAGGTAATGAACAAGTCAGTGGAGCTTCCTCCGTATCCAAACAAATCAGAGGTGAAAAAAATTTTAGGCATTGGTGATGACAAATTAACACATTGGATAAACTTAGGCTTAAAAACACAGCAGTGGAGTAAGTTAGACATCAGAATTGAACGATCGGAACTTCAAAGATTTTTGAAAGAAAACTTTGAGTTTTAAAGGCAAAGGAGAATGATTTTATGTCCTACACATTGCAACAAGAACATCAAATTCTCGGTTTGATTAAACAACGCAGGAAACAATTACAAGATGACCGTGCAGCACTTAGAAAAGCCGATGAGCTATCAGATAGACAAGTTGAACTAATCGCTTCTGAACTTGAGGATTTGAGAATGCTAGAAATAAAAAATAGGGAGATTAGATTATGAAGAAGACAGACACACTTTTTATAGGATTCATCCTAGGGCTATTAGTGATAGTAGCACACCAAAGTATTATCGGGGGAAGTTTGTTCGCAGCATTGATGGTTTTAATCAATCTGCTTGATTCAAAAGAAAGGAGCAACTATGGCACGAGAAGAAGCGCTAAAAATCGGTAAAGTGATTGCTGATAATTGGTGGACCAATAACCGTCCTATTATTTTAAGCAAGCAGCATATCGAAAAGCAAAAAGCATGGCAACAAATAAAAAAGTGACTCCGCCGGCAAGCATAGAGTCACAAAGAAAATACATCTAAGGAGATGTTACCACATGAAAAAAGAACTTTCCACTCTAGATCAATATTTGACTGATCCTAGTTGGGGCAAATCGAATATCAAGGAAACAAGCAATCGAAAAATCAGACGTAATCTTTTGACGGATGAAGAACTAGCATGTGATCAAGACGATTTGGGAAATTTTGTGAGTATTTGGGGACATGTCTACCTTATCCATCTATGGAAGCAGCCAAGAAAACCTGAATACATCTATGTCATCGAAGATGGCTTGATTGATGCACTAGAAGAGTACGACAGAGATAACTTGATTGATATCTCTTATTACGGATCAGGTAAGAAATACATTGATGAAATGGAGGCAGAATTTGATGAGTGAAATCAAAGGGACAACGAATTTTGAAAAACTTTTTAGTCGTAAGTTAAATAAAATTCTCAAGAAAAAAGGAAATTTTGATTATTTATCTTGGGCTCACGCGTGGGAGATTATGAAAAAGAATGATCCACAGGCAACGGTAACTATTAATGAGTACAAACACTACAGAGTTGTTTCTGGAACTCATCAAGACTTTCTTGTTGAGGAATATAAACCTTTTCTTATGGATGAAACTGGGACTTATGTATCTGTCTCAGTAACGGTTAAAGGACACACGGAAACCGAGTTATTTCCTGTTTTAGATTATCGAAACCAACCAGTTGTTAAGCCAAATGCTATGCAAATCAATAACTCATTGAAGCGATGCTTTGTGAAAGCATTGGCTCTACACGGACTGGGATTATATGTATTTCAAGGGGAAGATATTCCAACACCACCTAGAATCGATACAAAGAAATTAAGCATGCTAGAGACGATTCTAGAAGCTTTCAATGAGCAGATGGGTAAAGATATGACCAAAACCTTAATCGAATATGTTAATGAGCAGACAGATAAATTAGGGCTCTTAGCTGATAACGTTGAAACTATTGAACAGTTAAGCTATGAGCAATGTGCCTTGATGGAGCGAGCAATAGCAGCTAAGAGAAAAGAATTAGATAAGAAGTGATATGAGTGTTTAAACCATTAATCGATTCATATTCAGCGGTTCTGAAAAAGTTCAAAGGAAAAGACATAGGTGCAACTATTAATGAAGAAGTGAACATCGAACGTTTGAAGACGATGTACGACGGATATGATGGCGATCGGATTATTGAAGTTCGATTTATTGATCCACGTCGATTTACTGTGCAGCAACGAAACTTCATCTATGCACTCATAGGCGATATTTTCATCGATACAGGCATGCCAACGGACTTCTGGAAGGAATTCTTCTACTTCCGTTTTGAAGGCGTCACAGGGCGCAAAATAAGCCTCAAAGATGAATCGAATACGACTGTGAGTGATGCTAACGTCTTAGCAAATATCATCTTAGATTTTATCTTTGAACATCATATTCCTTTCAAAGAAGGCTATGAGATTTTACCAGCGAATCAAGAGTATTACTTCTACAAATGCATTACAAAAAGAGTCTGCTGCATCTGTGGCAAAACAGGAGTTGACATCGATCACTTTGACAAAGCGCTGGGAAGACGAAAGCGCAAAGAAGTTAATCATTCAGAGTACACATTTGCAGCACTCTGCAGAATCCATCACACAGAGAAGCACAAGATAGGTGTGATCAATTTCAAAAATAAGTATCAAATCAAAGGGATCAAGTTAAATCAGGAGACAATCAAGAAATTAAGAATCGGAGGATAAAAAGTGGATCACAGAAGTTATTACGCCATCATACCTGCAAATGTTAGATATGACGATTCTTTGATACCTAGTGCAAAACTTCTTTATGGAGAAATCACAGCTCTATGTAATGAGAAAGGTTATTGCTGGGCTAGCAATGAGTACTTTGCCAATCAATATAAAGTAAGCAAACCAACCATTCAGAATTGGCTAAAGTCACTTGAAGAAAAGGGCTATATCTATAGAGAAGTTAAGTACAAAGAGGGTAGTAAAGAAATCGAGGCTAGGTATATAAGAATTCTTGGTGGGGGTCGCCAAGAAAATTTGGTGAGGGGTCACCAAGAAATCTATCAAGATAATAATACATCTATTAATAATACATTTAATAATACAAAAGAATATATAAGAGAGTTACCGCCTTCGAAAAAATCGAAGGCTAAGCCCATCCGTCATAAATACGGAGAGTATAAAAATGTTCTTTTGTCAGATGAGCAGATGGAGAAACTCAAAACAGAATTCCCTAATGATTACCAAGAGCGAATAGAACGGCTATCTGAGTATTGTGAATCATCTGGTAAGACTTATAAAAACTATTTGGCAACTATTCGAAGTTGGGCAAGGAAAGAAAAAAGTGAACCTAAGAACGCAAGCAGTGGATACAAGCGCACAGGAAGACGAGAGAAGCTTCCTGAATGGGCAATCGACCAAGAAGCCTATCTTAAGAAAAAAGCGCTAGAACGAGCTAATAGACAATCAAAAGCACCATTCTAAGAGGTGGAAAATTGAAGATCGATTATCTAGAACTAATTAATGAAATAGCAAAGTATAAAACTGGTGAGGAAATAGAAATTCTGAGAGACGTATATGATCAACTCGAAGAAGCTGGAATTGAAGGAATTAAGAATGATCGTTCGAGTTGGAGTAAACTTAGATACTATTTCGCACTCTATATCGATGGAACGCAATTAAGAAATTTAGCATATACCAAATTATTATTTGTTGATTGTGTTAAAGGCTTGCAAAAACATCTTAATGAACTTGAGCAGGTGTAAACAAGATGGACCTAAAGACATTTACAGCACAGATCGAATTAATGCATCAAGAAGCTTTAAGACAAAGTGTATCGTACGAAGACAAGTGGCTCAACACGTTTCATGGCGGACGTGAGAGCGCACTTGATCAAGTACTCAAATTACTGAAAGGAGAATGTCGGGATGGATAAGAAAGCGGCAATGCAGCGAATTATCGAATTGACTTATTCAGAAGATTGGCAAAATGAAAAAGAAACTGCTTCAGAAGTGATGAGGCTTGGAAGAGCGATGTGGGCAGACAAGAGCAACAAGCCAAGACCACGAAAAATCGCAATTTGGCACGGTGACAAACTTCTAGTGACAGGGACAGCTGAACAGTTAGCAAGTCTCACAGGCTTGCACGAGAAAATCGTGAGAAAAAGAGCTAGGTGTGGATACACAGACGTTAAGAAGAGAACGTTTAGATACGTGGAGGAATCATCATGACAACAGAAGAAGTGATTCAAATGCGTATTCGAAACATTCAGCGTGAAATTGACGATCTAGAACGAACAAAGGCAGTGATGGTCAATGAAACGGCGAGAAAGGCAATCGATTTGCACATAGAGAATTTAAGAAGGGAAATTCGTAGATTGGAGGAATAAACGTGGATAAGAAAGCGGCAATGAAACGAATCATTGAACTGACATATTCTGAGAATTGGCAAGAAGACAAAGAAATAGTTGCAGAAGTCCAAAAGCTCGGTAAATCAATGTGGACTGAAAAAACCAAACGGAGAACGCCGAGAAAAATCGCAATCTGGCATGGTGACCGTATTCTAGTAACGGGTACCGCTGAACAGTTATCTGAAATTACTGGTCTGAGCAAAAACATCATCTGGGATAGAGCGAAGAATATGGATATTGATTCTAAAGGTCGTCAATTTAAGTATATGGAGGAGAAAAAATGAACGAACTAATCACAAAAGTAGAGCAGTGGGCAAAAGATAAGGGATTAAACCAGGCAGATCCAAAAGCACAATTTTTGAAAGTAGCTGAGGAATTCGGAGAAATCGCTTCAGCAATGGCAAGAAGTAATGATGAGCTATTTAAAGATAGCGTAGGAGACGTTATCGTCACGCTGATTATCCTTTCCATGCAAAAAGGGACAAACGTACAAGAGTGTTTAGAAATGGCGTACAACGAAATCAAAGGACGCACAGGGAAAATGGTAGATGGTGTATTCGTGAAGTTGAGTGATTTGGAGGAAAGCTACGAGGTCGAGAAAGAGCCGTTGTATAGAGTTAAAATAGGCGAGGGATATTTCGTTGAGTATCAAGGAAGAGGCGCGTTGATTATGCCTGATTGTAATAAAGAGATTAAGATATTTGATTCGAAATCAGATGCCGAGCGTACTGCTCAGACAATCGGTGGAACAGTGGAAGAGGTGGCAGAAAGATGAAACTAAAAGACGGATTTTACGCTAGTAGTCATGGTATCGGCGGTTTAATGCTAGACATGCCGACAAAGAACCCTAAAACACGCAAGAAACCAAAAGTCAAAGTCGGCGACATGGTTCGATGTGAAGCGGAAGAGTTCATCTATCCATTTCGTGGATATGTAGAACACGTCTATAACCACTCGGCAATCATTCGCATTGAAAACACGATGAAATGTGACAAGTGGTTAGCGAAAAGCAAAAAGAATTTAGCTGTAGCGAGATTGGTGGATATGGAGGTTATAAACAATGAAATTTAAAATCTTTGAAGAGGACACTCGCTATAAATTAGAAAAAGAATTAAACGATTTTGCGAAAAACAATGAGATTCAGCATATATCTTTAGCAACTTCTAAGAGAGGTTATGCAAATTACTATGCAGCTGTTGTGAGCTATGTAAGTCGAGAAGTGTAACTCGGCAAATAAAAAAAGCCGGATCGCTCCGACTGATTCAATAAATCCAACACATTTATTATATCACATAAAGGAGCGGTTTGACTTGATGCAATTGTTACGAGAGGTAGATTTCAAACAGACAAGATGTAATGCGAGAGATGTGCTGAAGAACTTTCGGCGTTTGGAGCGGATGGCAGGTCGCTCTTTGATAGACATTAAGTCGCCGATTATTACGGATATGCCGAAGGCACCGAAATATGGAAACAAGGCAGAAGACGCGATCATTCAGATGATGGATATAGAAGCGGAGAGAGATGCGATTCTAGCGGCTTTGATGGCTCTTAGTCTGATTAGTCGTCAGATACTCTACTACAGCTTCTGTGTGCCAGATAGCTTCTCAAACTACAGAATTAGCCGTGAAGTGGGTTATTCAGAAAGAAGTATACAACGGATGAAGTCGGAAGCTCTAATAGAGTTTGCAGAAGCATATAAACACGGAAAAATAATTGCTTATAAATAATTTGGCGGTTTTTTGGCGGAATGATGGCGGTTTTTAGACATTTACCAGTGTTATTATGGTAGTGTCGAAAGATTAGGAAACAGGACCTCGACAAAATAAAATGTAAGGGAGGAAATCTCCCTCATCGTTTAATTAAGCTTCGATAGACAGCAGCAAATAAACTAAAGGATGTGGGGGTCAGCTCCTACAGTTAGTTCATGTGTTGCTGTCTATTAATTGCAACTCTTTCGGTTTTATTGAGTATTTACTCAACTTAAAAAAACTGTTGTTTGTAGATGTAAGCTGTTCCTATTTGTACATAGTAAAAAATGATATAATAAAAATATTACGAAAGGGGTGAGAGTGCATGGAAGACAAAATGTATTTAAGACAAAAAGTTTTCACAAAAAAAGATATTGAAAATCAAATTAATGGATTTATACAGAAATTAGAAAATGCAAATTCTTATTTGATAAATAAGGAACTAAATAAAGCTTATGACCAGTGGAAAGAAGTATATGATGAGTTGAAATTGATTCAAAATGAAACAAAATTAGTACGAACGGAGAAAAAGAATGAAAATAGTTTCTTTTTTGATGGATATGCTATATTGATGTTGGAAACTGTAGCAAAACAAAATATAAAAGCTCCCAAAAAAGAACTATCTGACAATATTGATAACGCATTAGCCGAGTTAAGGTATTACGTTATGTAAATAAAAGATGTTAGGATCACTCGTTGAGTGGTCTTTTTATTTTATTTAAAAGGAGAATAATTATATGAAACAATATACTACTAAAGATTTCGAGGAAATGAAGCAACTAAAGAAGGACTATGAAGAAGTTGATATGGAGCTAACTGTTGGAGTCATTCAACGAAGACTGCGGGTCGGATTAGAGACAGCAAAGGCTATTTACAATGATCTAAATGCGACTGAAGAGAAGGACTTCTAATGAGAAACTACCGCTGAGCGGTCTTTTTATTTTGAAAGGAGTTTTATCTATGAATGAAAACCAATTAAGAGAGTTATTTAAAACGAATGAAGCAAATCAAACCATGGAGGCGACATTCTATGAAACTCAAAAAAGCTTAGCGTTAATCGCAAAACAAGCTAAGTATTTCTATGACCAGCTTATTCTACAAGGGTTTAATGAAGGACAGGCTATGGAATTTATGATGCGAACCTTTTCTGCCAATAACCAACAGAAAGAGTGATACATAATGAGAAACTACTGGTATATATCGCTAACTAATGAATATCCTCGAACCATTGATGATTGTTCAGTGCGTGTTGTGCGTTCTGTACAAATCAAAAAGAAGTACTCCATCATTGAAATGACCAGAGAAGCTACACCGAAAGAGATCGATAAGTACAATCTTCGTTACTGTGGCCATGGATATTTTAGTGAGCAGAACATACAGACAAATATAAAAAATATCATTAACATATAACAAAGGTGGTGATGGAAAATGAGTAAGTTGAATCCTAAGCAACAAGCCTTTGCTGATGAGTACATCATCACAGGCAATGCTTATCAGTCAGCGCTGAAAGCTGGCTATAAAGAAAACTACGCTAAGAACGCACAAGAAAAATTGGTGGAAAAAGGTGGAAAAGTATCCGACTACATTCAAGAGAAGCTAAAAGAAGTTCAAACTAAGAGGCATTTAACAATGGAAGAAGCTTTGGCTATTACTGCTTCTATTGCAAAAGGAGAACCACAACGCTTTGAAGTTGTTAAGAGAGATCCTTATACAAACGAAATCATAGAGCGTGAAGTGAGTGAATATTCAGCAGGTTTCAAAGAACGTAACCAAGCACTTGAGCACTATTATAAAATAAACGCAGCATTTGTAGATAAGCAGAAAGTTGAAATTTCTGAAATACCTACTTTCATTGATGATATAAGTAGTGATGATGATGGCTAAAAAACTATCTGAATTTCTTCCGCCGAAGTTTCATTCAGTATGGAGAGCAACTTTAAATCAAGATATTCTTAATATAGTTTGTAAAGGTGGCCGGGGTTCAGGAAAATCATCAGATATAGCGCACATCGTTACTCAGTTACTTATGAGATATGCAGTGAATGCTGTAGGTATACGTTATGTTGATAATACACTTGAGCAATCTATTTACGAACAAATGAAATGGGCAATTGAGAAGCAGGGAGTATCGCGCCTATTTAAGTTTAATAAGTCACCACTTAAAATTACTTATCTTCCAAGAGGGAATTATATGATATTTCGTGGTGCTCAAAACCCAGAACGAATCAAGTCTTTAAAAGATAGCAAGTTTCCATTTGCTATAGGTTGGATTGAAGAATTAGCAGAATTTAAAACAGAAGATGAAGTCACGACTATCACGAACTCCCTTTTACGTGGAGAATTAGATGATGGTCTTTTTTATAAGTTTTTTTACAGCTACAATCCACCTAAGAGAAAACAATCTTGGGTAAATAAAAAATATGAGACTTCTTTTCAACCAGACAACACTTTTATTCATCACTCGACCTATCGGGATAATCCATTCATCTCTAAGGAATTTCTGAAAGAAGTTGAGGCAACTAGAGCAAGGAATCCAAGAAGGGCTGAGTGGGAATATGATGGTAAAGCTGTGGGGTCAGGAGTTGTACCTTTTGATAATCTACAAGTTAAGAAAGGTTCTATTACAGATGAAATGATCTCTAACTTTGATAACATCCGCAACGGTTTGGACTATGGATATGCAACGGATCCTTTAGCGTTCGTCAGATGGCATTATGACAAAAAGAAAAACGGTATTTATGCAATCGATGAAATTTACGGCGTGAAGATCAGCAATAGAGAATTTGCAAACAAAGCTAAATCTAAAGGTTACCAAAATGAGGAGATATTTTCAGATAGCGCAGAGCCAAAGAGTAATGCTGAATTAGTTAATGAACATGGCATGAAAGGAATAAAAGGCGTGAAAAAAGGACCTGATTCTGTTGAGTACGGTGAACAGTGGCTAGATGATTTGGCTTTTATTTGTATTGATCCACTACGCACTCCGAATATTGCTAAGGAATTCGAGAACATCGACTATCAAACAGATCGTGATGGAAATCCTAAGCCAAGGTTAGAGGATAAAGATAACCATACGATTGATGCGACAAGATACGCCTTCAACGAAGACATGTGGGCCAAAAAGAAATCAACCGTTACTAAAGAGCAGCGGAACAAAATCAGAAGAATGTTTTAAGGAGTGTGAGAAATGGATAAGGTAAACGAATTTGAATACGGTGCTGATATACATTATTCTAACGACGTGAACACAAATTATGTAAAGTTTAGCGTAGATTCCAATCTTCACTATAGATTTAGCTCAGCAGAAGATTTACTAAACGATTCAGATACTTTAGCAGCAATGATAAAACATCATCATGAATATCAGGTAAAGCGGCTTAGTGTATTAGATGATTATTACAAAGCTAGAAATACAAATATCATGGATAACCGTAGACGTAGAGAAAAGGAAAAAGCGGATCATCGATCAGCACATAACTTTGGAAAAGTTCTTTGTACGTTTGATGTTGGGTACAACACAGGCAATCCTATAAAAGTGCAAATCGAGGACACAAATCAACAAAAAGAAATCGAAGAGTTTAATACTAATAATGACATAGATGGGTTAAATGCTGAACTCTGGCTTGATATGGATAAGTATGGGAGAGCCTATGAGATTATCTATCGAGATTCAGATGATACAGATTATGTTGATTTGGCTAATGTATTTGAAACGTTTGTTGTATATGATACTACAGTAAAGCGAGAGCCTATTTTGGCTGTACGGTATCCTAAGACAAGATTCAACAAGGATGCTGATAAACAGTACATTCAACCAATCGTATACACAAAAGAAAAAAGTATCACTTATGATGAGACGACACTAACAGCAATTGAGTTAAAGAATCCTCAAGATGAACCGCATGAATATAAAGAGGTACCTATTACAGAGTATTCTCCTAATCGTTTCCGAATGGGCTTGTATGAAGATGTGCTATCCTTGATTGATCTATATGATGCAGGACAGTCTGATACAGCCAACTATATGACTGATTTAAACGATGCTCTCCTAGTTATTAGTGGCGATATTGAAGCATCAGGACTGTCCACAGAGGACGCCATCAAGCAGAAAGAAGCGAATATGCTTTTGCTTGAATCTGGAACTGATGTGAACGGTAATAAAACAAGTGTGACTGCAGGATATATTTACAAACAATATGATGTGAACGGTGTAGAAGCATACAAAGACAGAGTACGCAAGGATATCCACGAAATCTCAATGGTTCCTGATCTTACTGATGACAATTTTTCCGGAGTGCAATCAGGAGAAGCGATGAAATATAAATTATTTGGATTTGAACAAATGACGGCAACAAAGCAAAGGCTATTCAAAAAGGGTCTTATGCGGCGTTATCGTCTTTTATTTAGCCTAAAATCAAGTATTTCTGAAATGGATAACTCCGATTTGAAAGGCTTACGTGTAATATTTACGCCTAATCTACCTAAAGCCATTCTGGAAGAGTTGAAATCTTTGGTTGATGCTGGAGCTGAACTCAGTCAAGAGACGATCTTAGGACTCGCTTCTTTTGTTCCAGATGTACAGGCAGAGTTGAAACGAGTAAATAAAGAAACGCAAAAGCAGATTGGCATTTTTGATTCAGATGGTGAAGAAGTAATTAACAACAAAAAAGATGAAACAGGGGAGTGATTAAATGAACTCCCAAGAATATTGGATCAAACGGGAAAAGGAATGGCAAAAGCAACAAATTAAAGATGATAAAAAGCGCATGGCAGAAATTAAAAGTCGCATGCAATACGCACAAGATGCGATACAAAAAGAAATAGACGCGCAGTGGGACAGTTTCTCCAATGGTCAGAAAATCACTCGTAGCGAAGCGATGAAGCGTGCTAGTGAAATGGATGTCAAAGCATTCGCTCGCAAAGCAAAGAAGTATGTCGAAGAGAAAGATTTTTCTCCTACAGCAAACCAAGAATTAAAGCTATACAATCTTACGATGCGTGTAAATAGATTAGAGCTCTTAAAAGCTAATATCGGACTTGAACTGATTTCACTGTTTAATGAATTGGATAAGTACTTTTCGAATGAATTAACAAAAGCTGGTTTAGCTGAATTGAAGAGACAAGCCGGCATTTTAGAAATGACTATTGCTTCAAGTGGATATGCAAAGCTGATAGAACTAGTAATAAACAGCTCCTTTTTGAGTGATGACGTGTCTTTTAGTGATCGCTTATGGATGTATCAATCTGAATTGAAATCAGAATTAGATAGGTTGTTAGTCAGAAGTATAACGATGGGGAAAAATCCCAAGCAACTTGCATCTAAATTGGCAGAATATTTAACAGCTGAAGGACGAGAAAACACTAAGTTCAACACTCAACGTTTGATGGTGACTGAAACGACTAGAGTTCAGGTAGGGATCCAAGAACGAAGTTACAGAGATGCAGGGATTACCCAGTACATCTATATAGCAGAACCAACGGCGTGCAAACTATGTATACCGTTAAATAATCAAGTTTTTGATGTTGCCGATATGCAGCCAGGAAGTAACGCTCCTAACATGCATCCATTTTGTCGATGCAGTACAGCGCCAGTAATTTAG